GGCTTGTATTGAAGCTTGTAATTGGGCTATTGAACAATCTCATACTGAGATTACTATCTATTCTGATTCTATGTATGTTATAGGGACTATGACTAAAGGATGGAAAAAGAATAAAAATCATGATCTTTGGATCTTAATGGATCAAATAAGTAAGGTATTAAAGATTAATTTTGTTCATGTTAAAGGTCATTCAGGAAATGTTTATAACGAATTATGTGATGCACTTGCAAATCAAGGAAGTCACTTAGAAATTGAAGAAAATGTATAAATTAGGACAAAAACCAGTATTTCCAATAGTTGGAAAAAGCGGATTTTGCACTGCGATTAGTAATGTAGACAAAGATGATTGTAGTGGTATTTCAAGTCGTCTATATCTTGCAGGAATGGCATTACAAGGATTATTATCTAATCCAAATATTAGATGTGATTCTGCAAACCAATTAGATGAATTTTTTAATGAGCTTACAAGGCTTTCTTTTAAAGCAGCCGATACATTATTAAAAAAAGAATTTGAAGAATGACAGGAGTAGAATTAATTGCCCAAGAAAGGCATGAACAAATCCATAAACATGGATGGAGCATGGATGGTAAGTATTTAGAAGGAGAATTGATTAAAGGAGCATTGTTTGCTATTAATTCAGTCGTCTTTGAATGGCCATATTATTGGTTAGAAATGTATAGAGATAAAATTATTAATAAAACTAATCAAATTGAAAGACTTAAAATTGCAGGAGCATTTATTGCTGCAGAAATTGACAGAATTCAACTTGAAGAATCAAATAAATAATATGATACAAAGAACAGTTGTTGAGAATAGTTCCAAGAATATGGTCATTATGGATGTATTTTCCAAATTGGCCCAAGAAAGAATTATCTTTATTGACGATGTAATTACTGAAGAATTAGCTAATGGTGTAATTGCTCAGATGTTATATCTGGATTCAGTAAATTCTAAATTGCCTATTAATATTTATATTAATAGCCCAGGTGGAACAATATTGGATGGATTAGCAATCTATGATGTCTCAAAGATTATTAAATCTCCTATCAGAACTACTTGTATAGGTGGGGCTGAAAGTATGGGAGCTATTTTAATGTTGATGGGACAGGAGAGGATTGGCTTACCCCATTGTAGATTAATGTTGCATGAAGCTTCTGGATATTTAAGAGGTAAAACTGCTTCAGTGTTAATTGATTTTGAACTACAGTTATCTCTTCAGAAAGATATTTTTGAGATTGTTCAGGAGCATACAACATTAACTAATATTGATGAGGTTCTGAAATTTGATAAATGGTTTACTGCAAAGGAAGCTTTGGAATGTGGACTTTTAACAAAGATTGCTTCCTATGTCGAAAAAGATAACGGATAGTCGTGTTGTTTATATTAACAACAAAAGGACTGCATTTATTGAAGATACATTTATCTATGAAGTAACCATATGTGCATATTTTCCCAATTATTTTTCAGTAGTTAATACAACATATTTTTCCTGTAAACATGAAATCCCATTTATTGTGGAATCATTCTGGAAAAATCCACATACTGAAATCTGTTGTGAATTATATGCAGCACCATTAAAATGGTTATTAGATAACGGGTTTACTGTTTATATTAAACCTGAGAAGAAACGAATAATAAAAAAGAATAATGACGAATCGAAAATTATCATTACTTAGTACTGAATTAAAGGATTTGTTAGTTAAACAAATAGCTCATGAATTAAAGAACCATACCCTATACTTAAGTATAGCAAATTTCTTTAGTGTTGAAGCTATTTCAGATTTACAGACATATTATGAAAAGAGGGCACATGAAGAATGGAATCATCATAAATTAATCATGGATTATCTTTCTGACGCTGATGTAAAATTTCTTTACCCAGCTGTGGAGATAAATACTGAAACATTTGATTCCAGCTACACTGTACCTTTTACTGCGACAGTCGATAGAGAAATTCAAACAACTCAATTGATTTATGCAATTTATGAACAAGCTGTATCTGAAAAAGATTTCATGACTGCCAGTTGGTTGTATGATAAACTAATCAAAGAACAGATTGAAGAAGAAAATGTTTCCCGTATGGCAAGGACGATTATGGAAGAGTCTGGGGATATATTTATAAAAGCTGAACGAGTACTTGATTTATTAGAAAATTAATGTATTTAATTAAAACTCCTGAGGGAGAGCTTGAGGATGTGGTTCCTTATACTCCAGAAGAAGCAGCTGCTTTTGAAAAAGCCCATCCTGGATGGACGGCTGAGAATTTTGATGAGAAGGATTTTGAAGATATTGATGAAATAACAGATGATTATGGAAGTGCTGACGCTCTTCCATGGTAGAACGAATAGAAGAAGTACAGTTAGTAGCCTGTAGGGAATCTAATTACACTATGTATGTTTTTAAGAGAATAAATTCTCCTGAATTTATAATGTGTACTAGATTACCAAATTGGCAAGTTCCAGATATAAAAATGCTTGATGTAGGATTTTTACAATATCATATTGTAAAAGCTGGAGATGCATATTTTGATCCAAAACTTGAAACCACTACTAAATATAATTATTCTAATGTTTATTTTATAAATTTTATATTAAAAACAGAGGTTTTACAAACAAATAACGAAATAATATTATAAGATATGAATAATACTACATTACTTGAAAATAAATTATCAGAAGCGATTGAGCAGAAGAGAACAGATATAAACTCTTTCATTTGGAAGGGCAACAAAACATTAGATAGTGCTGGAAAATATAAACAGTCAGAGAAGAAATTAACTGCAATGACTGAGTTTGAGATTAATGAATGTTATAACCATTGCAAAACAATGTTGTTTAATAAAAGTATTCAAAATCCGGGAAGGTATCTCGTATTGGAACTTATTACTGAACAAAAAGATCATTGTGGTGCAGAGTTATTCCTTCGTTTTCTCGAAACAAACAACAAACTTAGTAGATTCAATTTGATTGGAGCTATTAATGATTTCCTTGCTTTGAATAAAGAAGCTTTGAAAGGAAATAAGGTTAACATGAGTACTATCTTTAATGGAGTTCCTAATGAGTTTGAGAAAATTCCTTTAAGCTTGGTTATGGATGGTTGTTTGGATCGTTTAGGTGTGTTTAATAAGAAACACATAACAAGAACTTTTATTTTAAAACAAGGTATTTGGTTAACTCCAGCTGAGTCTAAGGATTTAGTTGAGTATGATTCTGATGGTAATTTAGTAGATCGTATTGAAGTTATTCGCGATAGACTTGGAATAAAAGAAATTGAGAGATTATATATTAACTCTAAAGGATTGAATTTTACTCAAATGAGGGCAATGTTGAATATTAAACCTAATAAGAAATATAAGGATTTGACAACATCTCAATTAGAGACTCTTAGAAATAGGATATTATTCAGTTTGGAAGAAACAGTTAAAAGTCATATTCAATCTTGGGAACAAAGAATGTTTGAGATTGAATTAGTAGCTGAGTATAAAGGGTTTAAGTTATAAATTAATGAAAAGATTTTTAATTATATGTGAAACTAATTGGTGTGGAGAAGAACAGACTTACTCTGCTTGGGCAGAAAATGATAGTGAGCCACAATTTCAAGAGGCAGTACAATCAGCAGCTTATGATAATTTCACGGCATATCCAGGAACTGGATTCACTGCCGTTATAGATGAAATGTTTGGTACTGAAAATGAAGAAGATTTGACTAAAAATCAATTAGAAGAAGCTTATGAAGCTGAATCAGAATACTATAATTCTACAATCGAAGAATGGGATGAAACTCGTGATGAAGAAGAGTGGGATTGGTATGAGTTAATTTACGACGGAAGAGAAAAGAGAAAAGAAAATGCTGTATAATATTTACGCTGGATTAGGCGGTGGTTTTGGAAGCAACTTAGAAGAAGTTGAAAGTGGTGTAGAATTTGCCACTGAAGAAGATGCATGGGAAGCAGCTTGGGAAGCAGCTTGTGAGATATATGAAGGTTATATTGGATTACATGGTTTAAGATCTGTTGGTGATATCATTGAACAAGATCTTAAAACTGATCCTGATAATGTTGGGGCAAGTCAAGAAGTACTTAACAGCATGGCACAAGAAATCTTTGAAGAAGAAAGAGAAGGTTGGCTTGAATATAATGTTGAGGAAGCCTCTGAAGATGAGGATGCATGGGAAGATGATGATGATATGGAAGAAGAGGAAGAAGAGGATCTTTAATAATGATTTATTTAGTAACTAATCAAGTTTCTTTTTTTAATCCAAATTGGTTTAAAATTATTAGCTTAGAAGAAGGAATTAATTTACTTCAAGGATTTGCTGAGTTAGGTATTGATACTGAAACTCAAGGATTAGATTGCTATACTAAACAGTTATTATTATTACAAATTGGAAATGCAAAATTTCAAGTATTATTTGATATTTCAAGCTATGGAGGAACAATTCCCCCACAACTGAAAGATTATTTAAATACAAGCACTACTTTGTTTCTATTACAAAATGCTAAATTTGATTTAAAGTTTTTATTTCATCAAGGAGTGATCCTTACAAAAGTATATGATACCTTCTTAGCAGAAGTTATTATTACAAATGGTTTACAGTATGCAGGGCGAGACTTAGAATCCCTTGCATTAAAATATTGCCAAAAGCAATTGGATAAATCTGTTAGAGGTGAAATTATTAAAAGAGGATTAAGTGATCGTGTTTTGGTTTATGCTGCGGAAGATGTTGAATTTCTTCCACAAATTAAAAGAATGCAACTTGGAGTAGCAAAGGATTTAAATCTTACAAATGCTATTGCATTGGATAATTCTTTTGTTATTGTACTTGCATATGTAGAATATTGTGGTATCAAACTTGATTATGATAAATGGGTAAAAAGAACTGTAAAAAATGTTGAGGAAGCTTATGAGTTAAAACTTAAGTTAGAAGATCAATTATTAAAAGATGGTAAATCTCAATGCTTTTCTGGTATGTCTGATCTATGGTCTGGCAAACAGGATTGTATTATTAATTGGGATTCTCCGAAACAGGTTCTTAAAGTTCTCGAAAGTTATGGTATAAAAGTAACTGTAAGAGAAAAAGGAATTGAGAAGAAATCTATTGATGCTAAGGTGTTAGATCCTCAGCGAAATAAATTCTCAATTCTCCCATTTTATCTTGATTATAAAGCTAAGCAGAAAGATATTTCTACTTATGGAACATCTTGGAAGAATAAAATTAATCCTATTACTGGAAGAATACATACTACTTTTAAACAGCTAGTGGATACTGGTAGATTATCTTGTGGTAACAAGGATGATGGAACTCCTAATTTACAGAATTTACCTTCTGATCATGAAACAAGAAGTTGTTTTATTCCAGAAAAAGGTAACATAATGATTGATGCGGATTATAGTGGTCAAGAAACTATTGTATTAGCTAACTTTAGTCAGGAGGATAATTTAATTAACTTCTATGCTAAAGGATTAAATGATATGCATAGTTATGTAGCTTATTTAATGTACGAGAAAATCAGACCATGTGCTATTGAAGATGTAACCCCAGAAACTCTAGAACATATTAAGAAATATCATAAGGATAAAAGACAGATAGCGAAAGCTGCTGGATTTGCTATTGCTTATGGCGGTAATGGTAGTACTATTGCAAAAAATTGTAATATTCCTCAGAAAGATGGAGATTTTGTATACAAATCATATTTTGATTCATTTCCAAAAATGAAGAATTATTTTGATCTAGTGCTAAGAAAAGCTTGTCATTTTGGTTATATTCAATTCAATAATGTAACTGGAAGAAAGTATTTCTTCAATATTGCAGAAAATCATTATTTTCAATTGAGAGATCAAGTTGAAGATCCTTATTTCTGGCAACATGAACCTAATGCTAGGGAAATTTTTAGAAAATACAGTTCTGCTCAAAATGATATGAGCCGTATTGCCCAAAATTATCCTATACAAGGTTCAGCTGCGGATATAACTAAATATGCATGTATACTATTCTTTAAAGCTATTTTAACTAATAAATGGTGGATGAAGGTTAAAATTGTTAATCTCATTCATGATGAAATTTTAGTAGAGTGTCCTGAAGAAATGTTAGAAGAAGTTCAATCAATATTACTTAAATGTATGGAAGAAGCTGGTAAACCTTTTTGTACTACTGTACCATTAAAGGCTTCAGCGGAATCAGGATTATATTGGGTTCATTAATAATAAAATAAAAATTATGAAAAAAGGTGATTTAATAACACTTGCAAAGTTAAGTGATGATGCGTTTGGTGGAAATCATCCAGGCGGTATTTATGAAGGTTATACTCGAACAGGTGTATTACAACGTGATATCGCTATAGGTGATCGTTGTCTTATAGTTAGTCCTTACAGTGGAGAATTTTTAGACACTAGTCCAGTTACTGAAATTTGGGATGGACGGATGAAAACAACATATTCTACATACAGTATAGAATTAATTCAAAGTTCTGAAGAAATTTAGGTTTTGGAATTTTTATATAAAAAATTTTAGTACCTTTATACTCTTATACCGTTTAGAAAATATGTGTAAAAATGAAACCATAAGGAATGGGTTTAAGTAGGACTGAGCGTCAAAAACTCGGAGTAAAGAAATGGATGGAATTTGGTGGAAGAGGCACGTTTGTATGGGCTACTGGAGTTGGTATTCAAAAAAGATAAAAATATTAGTTTTATATTATGATTAAGTTCATATTTTTCTAATGTTGTTTATTTATATAATTAATGTTAGATAAAATTTTTATCTTTGTTAATTATTAATAATTACATAATATGGGAAAAAGACACGAACAAAAAATTTATGATGAATTAGCAATTAGATATTTAATAGGTGAACAAAGTTTAACAAAAATTGCGAAAGATTCTGGTATTACCAGACAAGCTCTCTCAGAGAACTTTAAGCGTATGGGAATTGATGTAGTAAATAATCAAAATAAAGTCCATTTTAATCAATTTATTTTTGATGAAATAGATACTGAAGAAAAAGCCTATTGATTAGGGTTTATCTTTGCAGATGGTTATATTGCAACACAGACAGGCAAAACAAATTATGGTTTTGAACTTTCTTTACAATTATTGGACAAAAGGCATTTAGAAAAATTTTCTAAATTTATTGAGTATAATAATTTAGTAAAAACAGATTCTTATAGAGCAAGATGTTGTTTTAAAAATAAACATTTATGAAATGTCTTAAATTCATATGGGTGTACTCCTAAAAAATCATTAACATTAGAATTTCCAAATAAAGAAATATTTAAAGATGAGTCTTTAATTACTCATTTTATTAGAGGATATTTTGATGGAGATGGCTGTATCTCATATCAAAAAAATAAATTTGACGTATATGCAGCATGTAGTATTTTAGGTACACCACAATTTCTAAGTAAATTAGAAGAATATGTACAATTTGAAAATAAAATAACAGAGGTTCATGATAAAAGACACACAAATAATACTATTAGTTTGGCTTTTAAAAAACATGAGTCATTATATTTTATTAATAAACTGTATAAAGATTCTACGATATATTTAGATCGTAAATATAAACTATATTCATTCTTTAAGAATGGATGCCGTTCATTAGAGGAATTTAATGAATTATTATTGGGTAATATCGGTGAAGACTGTAATGTTAATACCGAGATAAATAACTAGATGACGAAAGGCTAGTTATCATTGTAGAGCGTAGGAGATGAATAAATATAATTCTCCCAAGAGTATCCAACATCCAGAACGGATGAAAATGTACGCCGAGCTATAGAGAATAAAAATCTATAGAACATAGGGATAAAAAGCCTTATGGATAACACAACTGAAAACTCGAGGAGCAATAACAGCTATTAAAGCCTTTCTTTCAAAAAATAAAGGAAAAAAGATAGTAGTTATAGTTCCGACTGAGGTTTTAAAGCTTCAATGGATTAAAGAACTTGTTAAGTTTGAATTATTTTTTGATGTATCTGTGGAGATTATTAATTCAGCTATAAAATCTGACCAACCAGTCGATTTTATAGTATTGGATGAATGTCATAGATATGCAGGAAATCAATTTTATTCAATCTTCCACCAAAGAAATCCTAAATTAATTCTTGGATTATCTGCTACTTTTGAAAGATTAGATGGTGCACAAATTTTGTTAGAACAATATTGCCCAGTTTGTGATGTAATTACTTTACCCGAAGCAATTGCAAATAAATGGGTATCTCCTTATAAGGAATATAAAGTTTTAATAGAAGCACCAGATATAGAATTGTATAGAGAATATAATCAAAAATTTATCAATTCTTTTAGTTTTTTCAATTTTGATTTTGATACTGCAATGAAGTGTCTTACTGATATTGTTTATAGAAGAACTTTTGCTAAAGCTATGGGTCTTCCACAAGGAGAAATTGACGCAGTCACTTTTACTTGGGGAAGAATGTTAAAAGCTAGGAAATATTTTGTTATGGATCATCCGAAAAAGGTGGAGATAACAAGAAAGATTCTTGATTACAGACCTAATAGTAAAGCAATTACATTTTCTCCTACAAAGAAACAAGCAGACGAAATTAAGAGAGGATATGTAGTTCACTCTGGTAAAACAAAGAAGAAAAATGCAATAACAATTGAAGAATTTTCTAAGTTAAAAACTGGAGTATTACATGGTGTAAAAGGCGTAAATGAAGGAACTGATATTGATGGTGTAAATTTAGCTATTATGTTATGTAATAATTCTTCTACTCAGGAAAAGACTCAAAAGATTGGGAGAGCTATTAGATTTGAAGAAAACAAAGAAGCTGAAATATTTACCTTAGTAATAAAAGGTACAGTAGAAGAAGCATGGTATAATACTTCCACAAATGGAAAGACTTATATTGAGATTACAGAAGAAGAATTAGATATAATTCTAGCAGGAGGTGAGTTGCAAAACTTGGAAAGAACTGCAGAAAAAAGTGATGTTTTATTTAGGTTATAATTATGACAGTACAAGAATTGATTGATGAATTGATGGTAGTAGATGATAAAACTATGGAAGTTTTAGGATATGATAATATCAATGGAGAAGCTATGTATATTGATTGCATTGATATTTTAGATGATCATGTTGATTTGAATATGGAATACTAGATCAATTTTATTTATAGATAATTTTTATTAACAATATGAATTACCCAATTTAGTTAAATATCCCATAACGGATTAATTACCCAAAGTAAGTAAGTGGTTCAAAATACGGCATAAATGCAGCATTTTGAATTGTCTCTCAATGAAGAGATTAATGTTTACATTAACAGTGGAATGACTCCTACTGAACTTTTTATTCTAAGGTTGCTATTTTTGGCGGTCGATGGAGATCAACGATATTTAATTAATTATATATCGAATATTTCCGATGGCAAGAAAATTTTAAGACAAGTTTTAGAATCATTAAAAGTAAAAAAAGTCATAAACTCCACCTTTAACATCCCTAAGGAAGGTGAAGCTTTAAATTTTAAGAATATTCCTTTTAATAAGGCAACTCTTAAAACATACATTAGGGAATCCAATGAATTGGGTAAAGAATTTTTCTATGCTTATCCTGAGTTTATTATTATTAATGGAAAATCTTGTAGTATTAGAAATATTACAAAAGCAAATCTATTCTCATTTGAAGATTTTTGTATATATTATTCCAAATCAATAAAAAGTTCAGGAGTAACTCATGAAAGAGTTATGGAAGCATTAGAATTTGCAAAGGCAAATAATTTAATCAATTATTCAATAATTGAGTTTGTTGCAAGTAAAAAATATTTAGAAATTGAACACGTAAGAACTTCTGGAGATATTAACAATTATAAAAATTCTGAATTATTATAATGGGAGTTGATAGATTTCTAGCAGAAGTAAAAGCAGGTAAAGCTGGAAGAAATATTGGTATTAGTACTGGTATGGCTAAACTTGATAAAATAATTTACGGTATTCAAAGAAAATATCTTTATACTATTGGTGCTGATTTATCTGGTGGAAAAACCAGTTTTGCGTTAGATGTTTTTGTTTATAATTTATTAAAGAATGCAGGTTCAACACCTATTTCTATTTTATATTATAGTTTTGAGATGTCTGAGAGTGCGTTATATGCTAAGTTATTATCATTATATATTTGGGATCATTATAAAGAAATTATCACTTTTAGTGATACTTTATCTTTAGTGACTAAAATTACTGATGAACAAGAACGTTTAGTTGAATTAGCAAGTGAATGGTTAAGAGGTATTGCAAAAAATTTAATTATTTACGATAAAGCATTAACTCCAAACGGAATTTATGCTACTTGTAAAGAATGGTTGAAGAATTTTGGAACTTTTACACAGATTTCAGAACATAAAGAAGAATATGTCGAATATGATCCAAATAGATACAAAGTTGTATTAATTGATCACGTTGGATTAATTGGAGGTTCTGATACAAAGAAAGCTAAAATAGATACTGTTGTAGAATACTTTATTTATTTTAGGAATAAATGCAATATGACTGGTATATTTATTCAGCAAATGAATAGAAATGCTAAGGGAATGGATAGAAAATTAAATGGATATGAATTATTTCAACTTGATGATTTCAAGGATACTTCAGGTACAACTGAAGGTAGTGAAGTAGTTATCGCATTATATTTTCCTTATCGAGAAAAAATTGCTCGATGTGAAGGATATCCAATTCAAAATGTATTGAAGAAGAGATTTAGATTATGTCAAATTCTTAAGAATAGATATGGACAAGCTGATGTTAATATTGGTATGGCATTCTATGGTGAAATTGGTTTATATAAAGATCTACCAAAACCAGAAGAAATTACTGATTATGAACCATATTTAAATTTAGTAATTATAAAAGATATGATTGAATCAAAGGAAACGATGAAAGAAGATGAGAAAGAAGAAAACAATATATTTAAGTTATAAAATATGGCGGAATTAGGCGCAATAGTTGGTGAATCCGGATCTGGTAAATCAACTAGTTTAAGAAATTTAGATCCAGCAAAGACATTTATTATCAATGTTGCAGGGAAGAATCTTCCACTTAAAGGTTTTAAAAGAAATTATAAATCTTTAACACAAGATGCAAGTACTAAAGAATATTCAGGAAATTTATACAATACAAGTAGTGTTGATAAAATTAATCAAGTAATAAAATTAGTTAGTGCAAAAATGCCTCAAATTAAACAAGTAATTATTGATGATAGTCAATATTTAATGGCATTTGAAGCAATGGATAGAGCTACTGAGAAGGGATATGAAAAATTTACCCAAATGGCTCAGCATTTTTATTCTGTATTAAAGGAGGCTATGAATGCAAGGGATGATCTTAAAATCTTTATCTTGGCTCATTCAGAGAATGTTGCTGATGTTTTAAATCCTTCCTGGAAAATTAAAACTCTTGGAAAGATGATAGATAATATGATTACTGTAGAGGGATTATTTACCTATGTATTATTTACTGCTAAAAGATTAAATGATGAAAATATTATGGAATATAAATTCATTACTAATTCAGATGGCACAAATACTGCAAAAACTCCAATGGGATGTTTTTCTGAGTTGTATATAGATAATGATTTGCAATATGTTTTTGATCAGATTGATCAATATAATAGTGAGGAATAGAAATGATTAAAGGTGTTACAGTAACTTTTAACTTTGATACAGAAACGTCAGTTGTTACTGATGTAAAATGTTCTGTTGATGGGATGGTTAAAAAAACAAGAGCTACAACAAAGAAATCTGATGTAGTTGAAGAAATGGCTTCTGAAAGTATAATTACTTTGGAAGATAATAAACTATGCTTTAATAATAAAGCGGTTTCTGACATGGAACTGGTTTATGAGGATAGGATTGTTATTAAATTTGAGCCAGAAGGTCCAAAAAAGAATAAGATATTAGTTCCCACCATCGGAAAAGATACGTCTTTCGATGAGCCTGGAGCAGGAAATAAACTTACTAAAACAAATTCAATTGGGTATAAGGGAAAACAAAATGCCGTGCTGGCTGAGTTTGGAACTGAATTTACCCTAGAGCCTTTTAAAGAGGGAATTTGGAAGTTAATTTCTAAAAATGGTGTAGAGAGAACTCTACAAGAAAATATTGAGATTGTTGAAAAAGAAGAACCTATAGTTATTATAGATGCAGATGAAACAGTACAAATAGATGAATTTGCATTTAATCTTTAAAATATAATAATATGAGTGGTTTTTCATTCGGAGCAACAGCTGGTGCATCACAGAGCACAGCTAAACCAAAATTAGTTGGAAATAATTTACACATCGTTAAATTTGACGAATGTGTTTCAGATGATATCGTAGGGGTTAAAGATCCCACAATTACATATAAAGTTTTAAAGCTTAGGTTCTCTAATGATGACGGAGCTTTTGAACACACAGTGTTTGAACCAAAAGCTGAAGATTTTGCAAGAAAAGAAAATGAGGTAACGGATAAAAATGGTAATAAACAAAAGATTCCACAACCTTCAAATGTAGAATCTATGATGCTTCTATTTAAACACGTTATTGACGTTGTTAATCCTACAGTTGCAGGACAAATTGATAGAGAAGAGAAGAATCTTTCTGCCCCTTCTTGGGATGTATTGAGAACTTTGGTTATTTCTATTTTAACTCCTGGAAAAGGAACAAAAACTACCATTAAAGTATTGAAAAATAAAAATGGAGAAGCAGTTTTCCCTGGATTCTTTGCTGGATTAACTAAAGAAGGCAAAGCATATGTTAGAAATAATTTTATTGGTGATAAAGTAGCATTTAGTGCTTATGAAGTTGATAGAATTAAAAATGAAGCAAATGCAACAGTAACTAAAACTAGTACTTTTCCAGGAAATTCTTCATCTGATTTTACTATTGATACTCCTAATAGTGATGCTTTGGATATGAATTTCGAAGTAGGCGGATTGTAAGAAACATTCTGGAGTAAAACAATTTATTTATGTATGAATTAGAAGTTACTCCAAGAATTACTAAAGAACTTTTACTTAACGGGCATACTCAAGAAGATTATTTTGAATATTATCTTGGTATACCTGTTAAGAAAGGGTTGTTTTGTAGTCCTCCTTTAATTAGGAATGATACAAATCCAACCTGTTCATTTTATAAAAATTCTAAAGGAGATTTATTGTTTAAGGACTTTGCTGGACCATCATTTAATTTTATTGGATGTGTAATGTATATATTTAGTTGTAACTATTATAATGCATTACAGATAATGGCAAATGATTTTGGATTTAAATCTTCTAG